AACAGGCTCTTCTTTTCTTGTATATAGAATAGCATAATTGTCATTAACTTGCGGTCGTCTATACTGATCTGGAAACAGAGTATAACGATTCTTTTGTAGGCTTGGTCTCATTATTATATCCTTATTATAGTATTATTTATAAATACTAAATAATATTTATGAAGGATACAACGAAGATGCGGCGACATTTAGTAAGTAATCAATTCTTCATTGATATGCACCTTAAGATAAATCCAAAGGATCGCATAGGTGCTCCAAAAATTAAATATACAACGCATCATAACTGGAATACATTACACTTCAGAAACCTATTAGCACCTTATACATATATCCTTGTATGGGACTATGGAAGTAATTCAGTCTCTGGGTTCAATAAACTAAAGTCTCTCGATGTTGAAGTCTCCTATATGCTATACGCCGCACAACGCAGAAGTATGACAGGCTTACTCCAAGGCTTCCTCACATTAGATGATATGCAGTATGCCAGACGCAAGATCAATAGAGAAGACGCCCTAATAGCCTATACAATAGATAATGAGTTGAAAGAATAGTAAATATATGCTATGCAGATACTATCCGAATACTATAACAATGTCGCATTAGAAATGAATATATGCCTCGAACTTAACGACGGTAATAACTTATTCTTTGAATGTAATATAGAGATACCTATGAAGTTATGGCAAGACCTTAATCCTTATAGACTAACTAAAGAGTTTATACGCAATAAAGCATTTAGATATATTATAGAGAAAGAGATAGATAAAAGAATAATAGTAGGTATCGATAGAGTATTAGCAATAGAAGTAATAAACAATGAAGCATTTACTTGTAGAGATGAACTAAAAGACTTTGTTAAACGATATACAGATTGGGGATAACATAATAAAGATAACAGTCTTAAGACTAATAAAAATGCTACCCAATGGTTAGTAAAAATATACACCCCCCCGTGGTTTAATATATGGATAAAGATAAAGTAATAGATATCATAGATAGATTTAGAATAATCCCTCGCATAATAATTGTATTGTATTCTTATATATTCTATAATACAGCCCAGTGGTTTATGTTATTAGATAATCCAACAGCCCCCCAGGCAATGTTTATAAGCACAATAGTGGGTGCATCCGCTGCCTTCTTTGGACTATATGTTGGTAGTGATCGTAAGAAATAGTGGGCACCCGTGGTGTAATAATAGGGCACTATGGTTAGAATAATAGGGCACTATGGTAGCACAAATGGTAGCACGGTGGTATAAAAAACAGATGGCCATCCATTCTTAAACCCTTACCCACCGTAGGCTTATTCAGATAGGTAGGCCTACCCTTCGTATGGTGTTATACTATAGGGTTATCCTGTCCCACCTTTCCTCCCTCGCCTTCGCTCGGTCGTCTGTTCAGAAAGATAGAAAGAATAATTTCGAAAGATGAAAAGAATAATTTCGAAAGATGAAAAGAAAGATTTCGAAAGATGAAAAGAAAGATTTCAGAAAGGTCAGAAAGGTTTCAAGGATTCAGAATGAAGATCGATTCGAAGAATCGATCGAATGAAAAAGAATTTAGAAAGAATTCTTTTCAAGATGAAAGAAAGATTTAGATCTTTCTTTGAAAATGATTTGAAAGATAGAAAGAATGATCTGAAATTTGATCAGAAAGATGAAAGAAAGGTTTAGAAAATTAAAAAAATATCTTGATTGAAAAATATTTTGAAATAAAATTCTAAATCTTTTTCAAAACCAAAGTTGAGAAAAGATGAAAGAAAGAAAGCGAGCTTCTAACCAAAATAAATCATCAACACTTTATAACCGAACCAGGATTCGCCCCGACCATACCCCACCTGTGTGAAAAATAAATCATCATCAAATTAAAAACGCCCCTTATAAGAATAGTTTCCACAATGCCACACCGTTCATTAAACTAAACCATATACCTAATACTATTAAGGATACTGCGTTTCTAATAATTGCACTAATAATACCTATGGCTGAACCTATAAAATACATTGGTATAAAGATTTTAGTAGCGGGATCCAATACGGTGTATGTTAGAACTATACTTGCTACAATTAGAAATGCCATCTGTATAAATTCGCATACGGTTGCTATTGGACTCTGACTATAACTATCGCGGAGATATTTTAACATCTAAATTGTTTAACCGGGTTTGTTCAAGGTTGTTTAAGGGTTAAGCCGCCACCTCTAACTCTTTAACCATATTATATGGTTGGTTGTGTCCATATTGCCTTCTGCTATGTCTTTGATTGCCTGTAAGTCATCCTCAAACCAATCCCAAGCATCATCCAGTATAGAGGGTATTTTAGCGGGTATATTAGGAATTCCTTATATTAGAGAATGCTAATAGATCAGCATAAATTATTTCATACTTCTTAAAGATATTAAGGGCGAAATAGCATCCTGTTATAGCAGGATCATTTAATATGCTTCATTTCAGGGGAGCAATTCCTACTATTCCTTTTGCCCTGTTCTCTTCAATCTCGATAGACACCAATGAATATGAAAGCCTACTTGTCTATCAAGATCTTATAACTGATAATCATTGGCCCCCATTATCGAGCCTATATCAGAGTCGTATAATATCAGTAGGCTTCCTTAAATCTTATTTCCTGGCTATTTTATCCCACGCATCAGCACTTATCTCACTTAAAGCCATATAAGCGTGATGCTTTTCATCAACATTACTAATCTGAATGTTATAGTCAATGTCTTTTAATCTAAATTGAATATCACACATAGGATCCTCTGGATCACAAAGCATACCTTCATTCCAAACATCAGCACGGATTGATTGTCTGATTACTTTACCGATGCTTTTGCTAACAACCTGGAGGCCTGTAGCAAGATCGTTGCCTTTCAAGTAATCGTTATGTGCTTGATGGATGGCCTCTTCTTCTTCTTTAGTTTCTGCTACTTTAACTATAATATCATCATTCTCGGGGATTATATCCTCTTCGGTATGTGCCGAATCAGAGGGAGGAATTTCGGCCATCAGCATATCGTAGTCTTTGCCTTTATATGTGAATTGAATATCACACATAGGTGGAGTATCCATCCAAGTGCCTTGATTCCAAACTTTTGCACGGATCCGATTTGTTATCGCATCGGCAATACGCCTTCTAACACCTACCAAAGGGATGGATAGCTCTTGTCCTTTGCTTTCTTTTTTCCAATTCTTATTTGCTTTGCAAATCCCATTGAGTCCAGTATATGCCGGTTCCTTATTTTCTTTTCTCTGTAGTTGCCAAATACAGAATCCACCTTTTTTCATTTCTTTACTGCCCATTATTTTTCCCCGTTTAATTCATTTAATTAAAGATTTATTTCCTTAACTATACTACTATTATATACTATATAGGGGATGTTGTTAAGTTTAATTTGACAATTATATTACTGGACTTCAAGTATTTTCTTAATTGCTTTCTTGTTATTGAGTTTTACTTGACTTATCTCAATTGGATCGCAAGTGCCATACTTATTGAATTGTTGTCTGATTCTTTCTCTGGAAACGCCATATAAGTCGCCCCACTGTTGTAGAGATTTACCAGTTGTTTCTTTCCAATCAATCACGCGAACAACTCGTGGTAGATCTTTTCATCTGGATCCAATTCTGGTTCCACAATTCCTTGGATCTTTACTCTACTATCAGCATCTATGATATTCTTGCTACCAGATTTGAGATTACAACCTGATAGCACGACACTGTTGCCTATCTCGAGGTGTCTCAATATAGGTTCCCATTGATGGTAATTTCTATTCTCTGGGTCAAGCCAAGTTGTATAACAAGTCTCTTGAGCATCGAATAGATCTAACTTATGAATTATGCCGCCGTATCTCGATGGCATATTCAGATATAAATGTTTCGGTGTTGTTCCTAAATCCATAATAATTTCCCCTCATACCGTTTATTATTTTAATATTATAACATATTTATTCGTGCTTGTCAAGTAGAATTTGACAAGCAGTTGATATTTAATTCAGAACCTCGTGAAGTGCTTCACTCGAGTCCTTGTTTAATTGAGAGAACTTATAGAGGCCTAACGAGTTAAGCCTTATTTCTCGTTCTCACTCGAAATATCTTTTTCTTTCTCTCTTTCTTTGACTTGATACAGATATTTTAGTCAGATCTTGCCTCCTAAAAGGCAAAATCTAAACTGGACTTGATACGAGTATCCCAGTCGGATCCCAGAGAATCACTGTTATCAGGAGGCTTGCCTACTCTTTTTTCTCTATTCTTTACTGGTCCTGGCATTTCAAAAGGGGGACCATACTGATAACTGTCTTTAATTTGACCCGGTGTGTCGTGGGATAATGCGTTTCAATTCGGATTTTCAACCTTTGCCCGTTTTGTCAAGGACTGTTGAGTCAAATAATTTGCTATATGTTTATTTATATATTATACCATAATTTATAGTCATTGTCAAGTATTTTATACCAATTTGGTCATTTGGTCATTTGGATCCTAATTTGGTTTGGTTTGGACCAAAAGAAAATGCCCTCCAGGGCGGAAGGCATCTTCAATTGTAGGAAATACCAATGGCAGTAAGTAATTTCCATTATTATTTATAAATATTATTTGAAACTGTGTTATTGGCATAACATTTTTTCCCTTCGCCAAGAACTAAATGTTCTTGGCACTCGATTGGAGAGGCTACCGTTGGTAGCCTCTTCTTATTGTTTTGTATAAATATTAGTGTAAGCAGATCCTACCTTAAAGATCCGAATTCTCTAATTAGGCTATAAACTTATACCGTTTTAATCTGCTTACACTAATACATAAGGGGGTTGTCGTCCTCGTTGCCATATTTTTCCCCAAGATTCTTATTTCAATATACGACAACCCCCTTAACTCATCTAATAATAAATAACACTATGGATGAAAAACGAAAAGATGGCAAACCACGCAAGGCTGTTAGTCTCGGTAAAGGGAAAAAAGCGTATTCATTAAAACCACAACAAGAAGAATTTATCAAATACTATCTTGAGACTTTTAATGTTCGCAAAGCCGCAACACTTGCTGGTTATAAAGACTATCACGGCAACGATTTAATGAAAAATCCGTTGGTCAGTGATAAGATCAACATGGGCATCACAGCATTGTTTAAGAAATATGGTGTTGATGGTGAAACCATTTTAACAGAATTGCGTAATGTAGCATTTGAAAAGGAACCTTTAACTAAAGGTATCAAATATTCTGATAAAATAAACGCATTGAAACTCCTTGGCACACAACTTGGATTGTTCAAAGAGCAGTCGGATGAGAAAACACTTCAACCGCCTTCTATAACTGTTGTAATTGATTCAGAGAAGACATCATCTATTACTGTTGATGATGAACATAACTTAATGGAACATAAAGGAAGGACAATTCAATAAATGAAGTTTAATTTAACACCTAAACAAGCGGAGGTTTTCAATTCCCCAGCGACCGAGATCCTATTTGGCGGTGCCGCTGGGGGAGGATAGCGAAAATCTCACCTATTAAGAGTCGCAAGCATACTTTGGGCAATTGAAATTCCCAATCTTCAAATAACATTATTTCGTCGGATGTCTCAAGAATTGACAGCCAACCATTTGGAAGGTCCTACGAGTTATCCTGCCCTGCTGGCTGATTATATAGAGTCTGGCCATTGTCGTTATAATATTACAGCACACCAGTTTAGATTCTGGAATGGTAGTATAATAACTTTGTCTCATCTCCAACAGGAACGCGATCTTTCACGCCAATTAGGAAAAGAATTTTCTGTATTATTGATCGACGAACTGACAACCTTCCCAATTACATACTATAACTTCCTTCGTTCAAGAGTAAGAATGGCTAATAAGCACGACTTACCTGAAAAGTATAAGGATTGTTTCCCTCGTATTGTATGTTCATCTAACCCTGGTTCCATTTCTCACCAGCAGGTGAAAGGTATGTTTATTGATTCAGCAACTGAAGGAGAAATATGGACAACGCCAGAAGATCAAGGTCGGATGAAAAGGCAGTATATTAGATCAACAATATATGATAACAAATATTTGCTTGATTCAGATCCAACTTATATAGATCGTCTAAAAGGACTTGGCAATAAGGAAATGGTGAAAGCATATCTTTTGGGCGAGTGGGATATCTTGGCTGGAAGTATGTTTGATGACATATTTGATCGCAAGATACATGTTTTAGATCGTGATTGGATGAGTCATAACACAGAAGCAAAGGTAAAGAATAAATTCACAAGATCCTTTGACTGGGGGTGGTCTGCACCCTTCGCAGTGCTATGGTTTATGGAACTAACTGAAGATTATACTGGAAGAACAGGCAAGGCAGGCGAAGACAATTGGGAACGCACCTTTAAGAAAGGCTCAATAATCTGCTTTGATGAATATTATGGGACCTCTGGGGAACCAAATAAAGGTGTGCGGTTTTCACCGTCGCAAATTGCTGAAGGTATTAGAACTATTGAAGCAAGGATGGAATGGACAATTCAAAGTGGAAGTGCTGATCGTAGCATATGGAACACGGATACAAATATCGCATCAGAGATGGCGACAGCAGGAATACACTGGATTCCTTCAGATAAAAGTCCAGGAAGTAGAGCAAGAGGTTGGCAACGCCTGCGAGAGTATTTTCAGAATGCTTTACAATCACCACCAGAAGGCCCTGGCTTATATATTACTGCAAATTGTTCTAACCTGTTAAGAACATTGCCGTTAGCAGAAAGAGATAAAGGAAATCCCGACGATATCGATAGCCACATCGAGGACCATTTGTTAGATACCTTGCGTTATAAGATTTTAGAAATCCCTCGTAAGATAACAACCCAAAAGGTAATTGGCTTTTAGTGTTAAGGTTATTTATAGGGTCAAAAGAAATAAATAATACTAATAAAACAAATTGGATATAACATATATATGTCATTTACTATCAATGCTAAACATTACGAATATGAGTCCTGGTCAAATAACGCCAGAAAGTGTAGAGCGTTTATGGGCGGAGAAGCAGTTGTTAAGGCAGCTGGAGAAGAATTCCTACCAAGACTTACAGGACAACCAAAAAAAGAATATGAGTCGTATCTTTATAGGGCTCTTTTTTATGGTGCGGCCCGTCGCACACGATCGGCTTTAAGCGGAGGTATTCATCGGAGACCTCCAGTTGTAGATATTCCATCAAGTTATCAAAACTTTCTTGATGATATTACTTTACAAGAAACGCCATTTAATCTTTTAGCAAAACAAGTCACCGATGAAGTCTTAACAACAGGAAAGATAGGTGTGTGTATAGATTTTGATGATCTATCTGGCCGTCCTTATTGTAGGACATACACAGGCGAAAGTATTATCAATATACGAACAGCCAATCATTATGGACAACAGGTATTAGTAATGTGTGTGCTTGAAGAATTCAGAGATGAAGAGCACGATGATGATCCATTTACAATTGAAAGGCGAAAATATTTTCGTGTTAAATTACTTGATAACGGTGTTTATAAAGAACAAATATGGAAAACAACTGATAAGAAAGAA